CTTAGCAGATAGTTTGCTAAATGCTTTAGGCAATAACACCGCCTACGCCGTGACGAATGTTTATGTGCAATTACACATAGGAGATCCCGGTACTGCTGGCACAGCTAACGGCGCAACAGAAACCACACGCAAGGCAGTTTCTTTTGCTGGTGCTTCTGCTGGGTCTATTGCTTCTGATGCTGACGTATCGTGGACAAACATTAGTGGTTCACAGGATGCAACTCACTTCAGTTGCTGGGATGCACTAACCGGTGGCAGTTTCTTATTTTCTGGAACAATCACGGGTAATCCATACACGGCAGGCGATACCTACACAATTAGTTCAGGCGCGTTTACAACTTCACTCACACTAGCGAGCTAAGACATGAGCGCAGGCTCATTCATTCTTGATTCTGAAACTCGTGGAGTTCTGGACTCAAACACACTTTATGGCTCACCTGTAACCATAAACGCAATAGCATCTGCATCGCTTGGTTCATTAACTGCCAGTGTTCAAACATCTACACTTGTCGTAGCTTCTGGCTCTGTTGATTTAGGCGCATTGACTAGCTTGGCTAGTTCATCGGTTAGCCATAACGCTTCATTGTCTGCATCACTAGGTTCTTTAGATTCCACAGCTACAAGTATTCCTCAAATCTTTCCTGCTCTCAATTCTGATCTAGGTTCTTTGGCTAGTGTTATTACGGCAACGATTACACATGTTGCAACTGCTCAAGCGGTTCTAGATGGTTTAACAGCAACAGCAGACACTACGCCAACAATCAAACCAGTATTTACTAGTTCTCTTGGTTCATTACAGGCAACGGCTACTCAAAGTGTTATACCACCAACTCCGCCTACACCACCAGAACCAACACCATCAAGCTACGGTTCTAACCGCCCATACGCTGCACCAGCATTACGCCAGCCAAAGGTTGAACCTGCTCCGCAACCAGCAACGCCTGTAATCGTAGAAACACCACCAGCTCGACCTGTAAGAATGCCAGCAACAATTACGGCAACAACATCTGCACTAAGTCCAGCATTCTTTGTTAGCGTTCAAGCGCAAGTAGAATGGTCAATACTAGAGGATGAAGCAGAGCTGCTTCTACTGCTTTAAGGATTAGCGTGGCAATTACAACCAATCACACAGCAGTCTTAACTGTGCCAGCACAGATAGACGGCAGTTCACCCAATCCGTCAAGAATCAGAATCTTTAATGCTTCAAATGATAAAACTGTTTACATTGGCAATGGTGATGTAACAACTAGCAACGGATTTGGTTTAACTAAACTAGAACAAATGGACATGGTACTGAATCCCGGCGAAGCCCTTTATTGTGTGGCTGAATCGGCAGGAGCAACTATTCACTGGATAAGGCAGACACTTTACTAATGCCATACTTTATTACCGACACCGCAGAGGGTTGCTCAGGCTGGGCAACTATTAAAGATGATGGCGAAGTTATTGGATGCCATACGACCAAGCAAGATGCCATAGATCAGATGGTTGCTGTGTCAATAGCTGAGGACATGGAACCGGGTGGGGAACGTGCCTTGCCTGAGAACTACCGCCCAGCACTAGCGCAAGATGTGCCAGAGGGTCGCGCCTGTGGAAACTGTTTCTTTTATGACGATGACGTAGTTAGTGAAGATGGCACTAAGGCTTATTGCCGTAAGTGGGATGAATTTGTTGATGGCGGTTACTACTGCAACGCTTGGCAGTCAGACGATGACATGGATGACATGGATGACGATGAGGATGACCTACGCGCCATAAACCAAGATGCACCTGCCTACATGCGGTCAGCTGCAAGGCGTGGACTTGAATACAACGCTGAGGGTCTTGGTGGCGATGGCTTAGTTGAGCGCACTATTCGTGAAGCCCGGTTAATGGCAGATGGTCAAGTTTCAGATGATAAGTGGATTCGCACTGCTGCTTGGATTGCTCGTCACTTAGGCGATCTAGACTCACCAGATGCAAACCCTAACTCTGATAACTACCCAAGTGCAGGAGTCGTAGCTCATTTACTTTGGGGATCAGGCCCAAGCAAGCGACAGGCACAACGTGCTTTGGATTATGCACAAGGTGTAGTGGAGCGTATCCGCGCTGAGGAACGTACCGCTAATGATTTACAAAATGAGAAATGGCGAACAATCGCGCTAAACTTGAACAAGGATGAAAGGCAGTCAATGACCACCAATGTAGAACGCCGTGTTAATACCGTAGAGTTTGATGTTCGTAATGGGGAAGCATCTAGCGATGGCATGAGTTTCACTGGCTATGCAGCCGTGTTTAACAGCCCGTCAGAGCCACTACCGTTCACAGAGGTCATCCGTGAGGGCGCATTCAAGCGTTCCCTAAAGTCACGCAATGAGATCAAGCTATTTATGAACCACAACACAGACGTTGTTCTAGGTTCTACACGCGCTGGAACTCTTAAACTAACTGAGGATTCACGCGGTCTACTTGCTCAGGCTGAACTGCCAGACACTAGCGCAGGGCGCGACTTATCGGTTCTTATGAAGCGTGGCGATGTATCGTCAATGTCATTTGGCTTTAGTGTTCCACCAAAGGGTGATGCTTGGTCAAGCGATGGCGCAACTCGTGAACTGCATCAGGTACGTCTGCACGAGGTTTCGATTGTTACTGGATTCCCAGCTTATGAAGCAACAACTGCATCTGTTCGTTCCTTGGACATTTTGGCACAGCGCACCGCTGTTGATGTAGATGCTCTTAGCGATGCGATCCTAAAGCTAGAAGCCGGGGAAACTCTAGATGCTAACCACGCTGATTTGATTAGCGAAGTAGTGCAGAAGTTACGCGCTGACCAGCCAAGCGAAGTAGACATGCTAGAGATCAAGCGCAAGCAACTTGACCTAATGCTAAAAGCGTTCTAATCTAAATTCAAAGAACAGGCTCAGATGTGGGGAAGCATCTGGGTCTGTTTTTATTTGTGCCATAATTAGATAAGCATTCTGTGGAGCCATAGGTGCGTAACTGTCGTGGAGCCACGCAGAACCCGGTAAGACCAATCCAATCAAACACTTTAGGAGTTCACTATGTCTGACTACATTCGTCAGCAAGCAGAAGCTCGTGCAAAGGCTTGGGAAGAAGCAAAGGCTCTTCTTGACTCAGCAGCAGCTGAAAAGCGCGATCTATCCGCAGAAGAAAACCAAACCTATGACCGCATCATGGCTGACCTTGATTCACGTTCACAGGTAATGGAAACAATGAAAGCCCAAGCAGAGCGTGAAGAACGTGCTGCCGAAGCCATGAAGGGCTTTGAAGCCCAAGTTAAGCCAGCCGTTGCATCTGTTCCAGAAATCAACGAAGCTGAACTAATCCGTTCCCTTGCTCGTGGTGAGATTCGTTCCCACTCGTTCGAGAAGCGCGATTTGACCAAGGGCAGTACGGGAGCTCCGGTGCCAACGAGTTTCTACGATCAGGTCATCATGCTTGCTCGTCACGTTGGCCCAATGCTAGAAACCTCAACAATTCTTAACACTGCTGGTGGCGAGAACTTGCAGATTCCTAGCTTGTCTGCTTACAGCACTGGCACAGTTTCTTCCGAAGCTGCTGCTATTGGTGAAAGCGATCCAACATTCAACGCATTCAAGACTCTTGGTGCATACAAGTATTCATTCCTAACTCAGATCAGCCGTGAAATGGTTGAAGATGCAGGCGTGGACATTCTTGGATTCCTTGCTACTCAGACTGGTAACGCACTTGGCTATGCAGTCAATGGCGCACTAACAACTGGAACAGGAACAGTTCAGCCAACCGGCATCGTAACTGCTGCTGGTTCAGGCATCACTGGTGGAACTGGCGTAACAGGCGCATTCACTGCTGATAACCTAATTGACTTGGTTTACAGCGTTGATACCGCAGGTCGCACCCTACCGGGTACAGGATGGCAAATGAATGCTCAGGCAATCGCTGCTGTTCGTAAGCTAAAGGATTCAGCAGGACAGTACCTGTTCAGCCCATCCCTATCTGCTGATGCTCGTGATCTATTGCTTGGATACCCAATCTTTGAGAACCCAGCAATGGCAGCCCCAGCAACAAGCGCGAAGTCAGTAATCTTTGGTCACTTGCCAAGTTACTTTGCTCGCACCGTTGGTGGTTTGCGCCTAGATCGCTCCGATGATTACGCATTCCAGAATGACTTAATCACATTCAGAGCTACTATGCGCGTTGACGGCAACCTAATTCAGACTTCACATGTGAAGTATTTTGCAGGCGCAGCCAGCTAGTAGCAACACCCAAAAACGTGGAACCCCACCGAGAGCGCAGGCTTGGTGGGGTTCTACTTTTATTTGGACATGTTTTAATGTAAGGTTCAAAGCACCTGCGAATAAAGGATTACCCTGTGTCTAAACCCTTAGCAATTGGATGGAACAGCAATGCAAGCTGGGCTGCAACTGGTTACGGAACTCAAACAGCACAAGTCACTCAGCGACTAAAAGAGTTAGGGCATGACGTTGCCGTATTTACAAACTATGGCCTAGAGGGAAGCAACACAGACTGGAACGGGATACCTCATTACCAGCGTGGCGCAGACATGTATTCAAACGATGTAGTTCCTGCACACATGCACGACTGGACTTCACGCCACCCTAAGCAGGGTCACATTCTTTTCACTCTCTATGACGTATGGGTATTCAAAGGCCCTAGATGGGCTGACTGGAATGTTGCTAGTTGGGTTCCCATTGACCACATCCCTGCACCGCCAGAAGTAACCAAATGGTTGCGCCAAGACTTTGTAACTCCTATTGCTATGAGCCAGTACGGGCAGTCAATGATTGAGAACGTAGGCATTGAGTCCCTTTATGTGCCACACGGTATTGAGTCAGTCTTTAAGCCAATGAAACGCCACAAGGGAACTACTGGCAGAGATTACATTGGCGTTGGTGAGGACAAGTTTGTTGTTGGCATGAACGCAGCCAACAAAGGCGTAAGCCCTAATCGCAAGGCTTTTGGTGAGAACATTCTTGCGTTCTCTATGTTTGCTCAGAAGCACGATGACGTAGTTCTTTATCTGCACACAGATCAGATGGGCGCACTTGGTGGAATCAAGCTCTTGCAGCTGCTTCAATCTTGTGGAGTACCAGAGGACAAGTTTGCGTTTGTAGATCCTTACGTCTATCGCACTGGCATTGACCAGCAAACTCTAGCCACGATCTACACGGCGATGGATGTTTTACTTGCCACTTCATACGGTGAGGGCTTTGGTATTCCAACCATTGAAGCGCAAGCTTGTGGCACACCTGTAATTGTTAGCGACTTTGCAGCTTCAACTGAACTACTAGGTGACGGCTGGCTAATTGACGGGCAACCGCTTTGGGATGCACCTCAGTCCTCTTGGTTTCACATGCCAAGCGTTCCTGCCATTGTGGATGCACTAGAGCAGGCTTACCAGCGTGGTCGTGGCAGATCAGAAAAGGCACAGGAGTTTGCTAAGGCATACAACGCCGACATCGTCTTTGAGAAGCATTGGAAGCCAGCGTTAGCAGTGTTAGACACTAAAGCTTACGAGCGACTATAAGCATGAAAATAGGCTGGTACACGCATCACATAGAGAATGCGCCTAACGTGGCTCTCGGTGGCTCTGTGAGCCCCACAGGGCTATTCACGGGGCAGTTCGCAGGTGGAGCTGAAATGTCTGACTATGAATACCGCTTACAAGCTCCTCTGGATTACGAGATTGAAATCGTTACCCCATACACATTTGATACACACGACATACACCAATTCGATTCAGTCATAGTCACAGGCACAGATGCCTTTACTGAGCAGCAGTTATACAAACTGGCAGAGTATGACCCGTTTGTATTTGTGCATCACTTACAAACCCCACGCGCAGGGCTTAACGCTTTAATTCGTGGCTCTCGCCTATTTGTAACTCATACGCCGGCACACATGCGCAGAGAGTTATCTTGGACAAAGCCACGCAAGACAGCGCAGGTTTTAAGCTACTTTGATACGAGCAAGTGCTATGACAACATGGACAAGAAACCAATAGCACTTTGGGCTGCTAGGAATCATCCGCTAAAGGGTCAGCTACGCGCACACGCTTGGGCAGCACAAGCAGGTTATGAGTTCAAAGCTCTTACAGATGTACCGCGTGAACAGGTACTAGATGCAATGGCAAGAGTGGAATGGTTTGTGCATTTACCGTTAGCCTTTGAGTCAGAATGCAGGGCAGTTATGGAAGCGGTGCTTTCAGGTTGCAGGATTCACACTAACGAGAACGTAGGAATTACTAGCGTTGAAGATTGGCACGATGCAGATGCACTGCGCCACATGGTAGATAAGGCAGGCGATACATTTTGGAAACTGGTGCAGCAATGAGAATGCTTACAATCATTCCCACAAGAGGGCGCAACGATAACGCGATTAGATTATTTGAAGCTATCAACGCAACGGCAGACTTTACAGAGGTCATCTTTGCAATAGATGCAGATGACGTTAAGACCTATCAGGGGCTAATGGCAGAAACTGCTGGGCTAGATAACGTCAAGGTTTGTATTGCTGACCGTATGGGAATGAACGGCACACTTAACCACTGGGCTTTATGGTTTGCGCCTGACTACGATTACATCTGTTTTATGGGTGATGATCACTTACCGCGCACTGGTGGCTGGGATACGAAACTTGCAGAAGCTATTGGCACAGAGCCGGGCATTGCTTACGGAAACGATTTACTACAAGGCGAAAACCTGCCAACTGCCGTAGTTATGTCTAGCAAGATCATTAGGGCTACCGGTTTTATGTCACCGCCAGCCTTAAAGCACTTGTTCCTAGATAACTATTGGCTTGCAATGGGTAACGCCTTAGAGAACGTGAACTACTTGCCAGAGGTAATTATTGAACACATGCACTACACAAACGGCAAGGCAGCTCATGATGATAGATACGCAGCTGTAAACACCGTTGAAATGCACAATGGCGATCAAGCTATCTTTGCTGAATACCTAGCCACAGAATTTAGCAATGACGTTGAGAATGTAAAG